TGTATGTCCTGCTGGCGATGGTCTTTGCGCCGCGCAGGGTCTTTGCGCCGGTCTTGGTCCAGTACGCATCAGATCCGCCGCAGATGACGTATTGGCCGGTGGCGTAGGTGGTGCTCATTTCGTTTCCTTCGGGTTGCTGGCTCTGTTTGCTGAGCCGATGAGTTAATGTAAGACATAGATGCCACCTGTGCAAGCGATTTTTTAGAGCTTTGACTCTAAATTTGTCTTACTTTGTTTCCGTTTGCGTGATACACTAATGCTACACAACAGGAGAAGGAATGATCAAAGAACGTAAGCGACCAGGGCCGAAGCCGAAGCCGGCCGAAGAAGTGCGGAGCGCGTCGGTGACGATGCGCACGTACCCGCACGTCAAAGCCGAGATGCAGCGCATCGGGACGGCTGAGGTGGAGCGGCGGGTGATGCTGGGGGTGGTGAAATGGTTACGATCGGAATAGACCCGGGCACGCACACCGGTCTAGCCATCTACCGCGACGGAGAGCTGATCCGGTGCGCCAGCCCTGCACCCGGCATCATCGAAGCGATTGAGATAGTGACTGAGGTGTGCCGGTCGGAGCCTGGCCGCGTGCTGGTGGTGTATGAAGATGCCAGGCTGATCGGCGGCATCGGAGGCGCACAGCGCGGCAGCAAAGCCGATCTGGCGCGGCTGCAGGGTGCCGGCAGCGTCAAGCGGGACTGCGCGATCTGGGCCGAGCTAGTTGAGCGCCTGGGCGTGCCGTACCGACAGGTGAGCCCGAAGGGCAAAGGCGCCAAGCTTGACGCTGGGCAGTTCGAGGCGCTGACTGGGTGGAGCGCGCCGACGAATCAACATGGCCGGGACGCGGCAATAATTGCATGGCCCTATAGACATACTCGCAGTATGTGATATGATGCAGACATTCTTAGCCATCCGGCAGCAATGCCGCTAATGCACTCCTAGGATGGGTATGGGGTGACTAAAGCTGCACTAGTAATTGCGGGCTGTTGTAAGCTCATGAGGCAGTTAATAGCATGACACGCGGGAAAGACCGCGAAGAATTCTTGCATCCGGAACCGGCTTGTCCGGGATTTGCCTTGGCGCGTGAAACTTAGACCGGATAACCGCGCCGCAGCACCAGGGGCTGGTAGACCTGCACGGAAGGTAGCTCTGGACCGTGTGACACCCCGGAAAGACGGGGCTATCAGATCAGCCGGCAAGCTTCGCCCGCCAAGAACCAAGCGAGTGCGGGACGGCTATACCTTGGACGCCGGCTGATCTGATGGCGCTGCCGGCTTAGCCCCGGGCAGCAGAGAGAGTGCGCGGACGACAGAAGAAACCCAGCTTCATGGGCCGCCATCAACACATCAACAGGACAGCACATGGATATGATGATTACAGACGAGATGGCCGCCGAAACGCTGGCGGCCGACAACACGCCTGAGGCGCTGGCAGAGCGACGCGCCGCGCTGGCCGCGCAGCTGGCCGAGGTGGACGCCCGGCTGGCGGCCGAGAAAGAGGTGGAGCGGTTTGGTGCGATCAAGCGCATCGGCGAGTTGATGCAACAGTACGTCATCACGACGGACGAGCTGACCGGCAAGCCGGCGACGCGCGCAGCCAAGGGCGAGCCGCGCCCGAGCTCGCTGACCGGTAGCAAGGTGGCACCGAAATACCGCGATCCGGCGACGGGCAAGACGTGGACTGGCCGGGGACTGCAGCCGCTCTGGCTGAAGAGCGCGATCGCGGCGGGCGCCGAGCTGGAATCGTTCCGGATCGGGGGTGCAGCATGAGTGGGGCGATAATGACGTTTGGCGACGCAGTCGAGGCCCTGAAGCGAGGCGAGCGTGTTGCCCGCGCCGGCTGGAACGGCAAAGGCATGTGGCTGGCGCTCGTGCAGGCTGCTCAGTGGCAGGTGTCGCCGGATGTGCCTGGTATGGATGATATGGATTTGCTCACGCTGCCGTGGATCGGCGGGAAGACGGCCGACGGCAAGTTCGTGCCTTGGCTCGCCAGCCAGACCGACATGCTGGCGGATGATTGGATGCTGGCATGACAGCGCTTCGCGTCAAACTCGGCCCGGGCGCAAAGATGCCGACGCGGGCCACCGATGGATCGGCTTGCCTGGACATCTGCGCCAGCGCGCCGGCCACTGTGCACGCAGGCGAGTGCGCACCAGTCAGCACGGGCCTGCATGTGCAGATCGAGCCGGGATGGTGCATGCTGCTGTTCAGCCGCTCTGGGCATGGAATCAGGCACGGAATCCGGCTCGCAAACAGCGTCGGCGTGATCGACAGCGACTATCGCGGCGAGATCATCGTCGGTCTGCGAAATGACACCTGGATCCGGTTCGACATCAGGCCGGGCGACCGCATCGCGCAAGCCCTGCTGGTGCCGGTGCATGAGGTCGAGCTGGTCCAGGTGGCCGAGCTGTCGGAGACGGCGCGCGGGACCGGCGGGCTTGGCAGCACGGGGGCGTGATGGATTCGACGCGCGATTACATTGAGGAGCTGGCGGCGGCTGTGCGTCAGCATCAGCGCGAGATGGCCGCGCAGCGCAAAGGGGCGTGATGGCTAGACCATCAAAGCTGAGCCCTGGGTAGTGGACGGAGGTAAAGTGAAGCAACAAATCGAACACATCCAACTGGATGTACTGTTCCCTTATGCCCGCAACTCGCGCACGCACAGCGACGAGCAGGTCGCGCAGATCGCCGCCAGCATCAGGGAGTTCGGTTTCACGAATCCGGTTCTGATCGACGGCAGCGGAGGGATCATTGCCGGCCACGGCCGCGTCATGGCGGCGCGCAAGCTGAAACTTTCCGAGGTGCCGTGCATCCGCCTGGGGCATCTGACCGAGGCCCAGCGCCGAGCCTACGTGATCGCCGACAACCGCCTCGCCCTGAACTCGGGCTGGGATGAGGCAATGCTGCGCGTCGAGCTTGCCGACCTGCAGCACCTGGACTTCGACTTGCAGCTGCTGGGGTTCGAGGCGGATGAACTGGCGGGCCTGCTGGCTGCCCCGGAGATCGAGGAGGGAGAGTACCAGGGCGACCCGGACGCAGCACCAGAGCCGCCCGTTGACCCGGTGACGAAGCCGGGCGATGTGTGGGTGCTTGGCGGGCATCGGGTGATGTGCGGGGATTCCTGCAGCATTGATTCGCTGGAGGCATTAACAGCCGGGCAGCTGGTGGATATGTGGCTGACGGACCCGCCATACAACGTCGCGTATGAAGGCAAGACCAAAGACGCCCTCAAGATCAAGAACGACTCAATGGCAGACGGCGACTTCCGCCAGTTCCTGCGGGATGCCTGCGTAGCGGCAGACGCAGTCATGAAGGCTGGCGCGGTGTTCTACATCTGGCACGCCGACTCGGAGGGGTATAACTTCCGAGGCGCCTGCATGGATGCGGGCTGGAAGGTCCGACAGTGCTTAGTCTGGAAGAAGCAGTCGCTAGTCATGGGTCGCCAGGACTATCACTGGAAGCACGAACCCTGCTTGTACGGATGGAAGGAGGGCGCAGGCCATCTGTGGGCCGCTGACCGCAAACAGACCACCGTCCTGGAGTTTGATCGGCCGTCGCGCAACGGCGAGCACCCCACCATGAAGCCGGTCGCGCTGTTCGAGTACCAGCTGCTCAACAACACAAAGGGCGGCGACATCGTGCTGGACAGCTTTGGTGGGTCTGGAACCACGCTGATTGCCGCCGAGAAGAATGGCCGCGTCGCTCGCCTGATGGAGCTAGACCCGCGCTACTGCGATGTCATCGTGCGCCGCTGGCAGGATTTCACCGGCAAGACGGCGACCCTGGAGGGTGATGGTCGGACGTTTGCTGAGGTGGCGGGATCGCAAGGGGCTGCTGATGCGTGACTGGTCCCCAATCGAGCAGGAGTTCGTGCACGGCAGCATGTCGCTCGCCGACCTTGCTGCAACGCACGGCATCAGCGACAGCACCATGCGCAGCCGGGCGCATCGCGGCGAATGGCAACGCAAGCGGGACGAACTGCAGCAGATTGCAACGGCGAAGGCCAACGCCGAAATGGTGGACCGCCGGGCCGATGAACTAGCGAAGTTCAACGAGAACGACCTGAAGATGGCAAAGGCGATCCGCGCCAAGGCCGCGCAGCTACTCAACAGCGTTGGAAGCCCGCAAGACCTGCGTTCGCTGGCGTCCGCGCTTGATACGGCTCAGCGCGTCGGTCGGCTGGCCCTGGGCGCGACCACCGAAAACTCGGGCATTAGCTCGCCCAACGGCGGTCCAGTCCAGACCGCCAACGTCACCCCTGCCGAATTTGCGGAGGCGGCGCGCAGGGTTGCGGGTCAGGTGTGAGCCAAGCGTTTTCGCTAGTCGAAGTTATGGCTGCGCGTGAGATGGCGCGCCAGGATCTGTACTTCTTCAACCGCTGGATGTTTTTGCACCGCAAGGGGTTTGCGTGGCAGCGAGCACGGCAGCACAGGGTTATCTGTGATGCCCTAACGCGGGTCTTCCTGGGTGACTGCAAGCGGCTCATCATCAATGTTCCCCCGCGCTACAGCAAGACGGAGCTTGTTAAGGGCTTCGTGGCCTGGGGGACGGGTCATGCGCCGGATGCTGAGTGGATTTACACCAGCTATTCCGGGCGGCTGGCTGCCGCGTCTTCTTGGGATGTTCGCGGGGCAGTCAGAGAGCCGGAGTATCAGGCCATCTTTCCGGGCGTCTCTCTGCGCAATGACAGCCAGGCAAAGGATGAGTGGCGGACAACTTCTGGTGGGATCGTGTATGCAGTCGGGGCGGGCGGGACGATCACCGGATACGGCGCAGGTAAGCACCGCCCAGGGTTTTCTGGGGCGCTGATCGTTGACGACCCGCACAAAGCCGACGAGGCCCGGTCTGATGTCATCCGCCAAGGTGTTATTGACTGGTTTCAGAACACCCTGGAAAGCCGAAAGAACAGCCCAGACACCCCCGTCATCGTGATCATGCAGAGGCTGCACGAATCAGACTTGGCCGGGTGGCTGTTGGGTGATCGAGGTGTTGATATGCAAGGGCCGCCCGTAGCAGGCGGGAACGGCGAGGCGTGGGAGCATGTACGCCTGGATGTGTGGCAGCGCGATGAGCAAGGCCGAGAGGTGCCGCTATGGCCCGAGAAGCACAGCGCCGAAGACCTGCGCCGGATGGAGTGCGCATCACCATATGTGTTCGCCGGCCAGTACCGCCAGCGTCCCGCGCCGCTTGACGGCGGCCTGTTCAAGCCGCACATGATCCAGACCATTGACACCGCACCTGCCGGCACTCATTGGTGCCGAGGGTGGGACTTCGGCGCCACAACGGATGGCGACCCGACTGCGGGCGCGCTGATCGGCCGGGCACCTGACGGCCGGTTCGTGATCGGTGGCATGGAGTGGGGCCGGTGGGGGCCGGATGAGCGCGACGCTTGCCTGGTCAACACCGCCAGGCGCGACGGGCGCGGCGTGCGCATCAGCATCCCCCAAGACCCGGGCCAAGCCGGCAAGACGCAAGGGATCTACCTGACGCGCCAGCTGGCGGGCTACCGGGTGACATGCACGCCGGAGACGGGCGACAAGGTAACCCGGGCCGAGCCCTTCGCGGCCCAGGTCAACGTCGGGAACGTGCTCATGGTGCGCGGCGACTACAGCCAGCGCTTGATGGACGAGATGCGCGTGTTCCCGAACGGGACACATGACGACCAGGTGGACTCGTGCGGCCGAGCTTTTGCCGAGGTGATGCAGCCCGTCCGGCTGCAGATCAATCAAGCCGCTATTGACAAGGCTATGAGCAGCAGGTAGGCGCGATATACTCACGCGCAACCAGGAGCGCAACCAGTGCGACGGAAAACACGGCGTCCAGCGCCACAGCAGCAGATCGAAGCGCCGAAGCTGGCAGGAATGGGCTTGCGCCGTGCCGCCGCCCGCGCCGCCGAGTCCGATCGGCCCGAGAAATCCTACGAATGGCCGGTTCGGCCGCCGCAGCTGCTGAGGGGTGTTGTGCCGGCCGGCGTGACCGCGCCCGTGATGGCGCAAGACTCACCCGCCTACACGATGGCCGCCCAGGCCTGCCCGGGCGGCGGTTTCCCGGGCTTCGCCTACCTCTCTCAGCTCGCCACCAGGCCGGAGTTCCGGCAGATGGCCGCCGCGCTGAGCACCGAATTGACGCGCGAATGGATCGAGTTCACCAGCTCGCAGGATGATGGCGCCGGCAGCGCTGACCGCATCAAGGCGATCGATGCCGAGTTCAAGCGCATGAATGTGCGTGGCGTGATCCAGCGCGCAGCCGAGCACGATGCATTTTTCGGCCGCGCTCAGGTGTTCCTTGACATTCGAGGCGCCGACCGAGCGACCCCGCTGATTCTTGACCCGCGCACCATCCAACCAGGCAGTCTGCAGGGCGTGGCGACCGTGGAAGCGGTATGGACCACGCCGGCCACGTACAACGCGCTCGACCCGGTGGCGCCTGATTTCTACCGGCCGCCGAAGTGGTTCATGTTGGGCCAAGAGGCCCACGCATCCCGCCTGATGACGGTGGTCACCCGGCCACTGCCTGACATCCTCAAGCCCGCATTCAATTTCGCGGGCATGTCGCTGTCGCAGCTGGCCGAGCCATACGTGGACAACTGGCTGCGCACGCGCCAGAGCGTGTCGGACCTGCTCAACAATTTCAGCATCACCGCCCTCGCCACAAGCATGGACCAGGTTCTGCAGGGCGATGACGACGGCGCATCGCTGTTCGCGCGCGCCAAGCTGTTCACGGCGACCCGATCGAACAAAGGGTTGATGCTGCTCGACAAGGAGCGTGAAGAGATCGTCCAGATCAACACGCCGTTGTCAGGGCTGCACGAGCTGCAGGCGCAGAGCCAGGAGCAGATGTGCAGCGTCAGCCGGCTGCCGTCGGTCATCTTGACCGGCATTTCGCCGAGTGGGCTCAACGCATCCAGCGATGGCGAGATCCGCATTTTCTACGACTGGATTGCGGCGCAGCAGGAGGCGCATTGGCGCGCGCCGATCGAAGTGATTTTGAAGGCTGTGCAGCTTTCGCTGTTCGGCGAGATCGATCCGGACATTGGGTTCGAGTTTGTGCCGCTGTACCAAATGACGCCGGCCGAAGAGGCCGACATCCGCGCGAAGGATTGCGCCACCGCGTGCGCCTACGTGGACCACAGCATTCTCGATCCGTCCGAGGTCCGGCAGAAGCTTGCGCGCGATCCGGCCAGCGGTTACCACGGGATCGATGCGGATGCGGAGATCGTGCCGCCGCCCGGGCCGGGGGATGAGCCGCCAGACGGCGGCCCAGATGGCGCGGATGGGGCCGGGTCGGACGACGAGGCGAACCATGGCGACGAAACCTAGGCTTGCCCGCGCCGTGCACGCAAATCGCGGCGTTGAAGCCGCGTACCGCAAGGCGCTGCAATCGCTCATCGCCGAAATGCACGGATCGGTGCAGTATTGGCTGACGGCCGCGTACCGCAAAGACCCGCCGCGCATCGCCGAGCTAGCCCAGGACGCCACACCGGCCAGCAAGCTGCGCCGTGTGCTGGTTGCGCTGGCCGACCAGTGGACGCAGCGCTTCGATGAGGCCGCCCCAAAGCTGGCCCGCCACTTCGTCAGCCGCGCCACCAAGTCCACCGACGCGGCATTCCGCCAGGCCCTCAAGGATGCTGGGTGGCCGGTGAAATTCACGATGACGCCCGAGATGCTGGACGCCTTCGATGCGGCGCTGTTTGAAAACGTCGGCTTGATCAAGTCGATCCCCGCGCAATACCTGCAGCAGGTCGAAGGCGTCGTGATGCGCTCTTACAGCGCCGGCCGCGACCTTGAGACGATGGTCAAGGATCTGAATGCGCTCTACCCTGCCGCGAGCCACCGGGCTGAGTTGATCGCCCGGGACCAATCGAACAAAGCCAACGCCGTCGTCAGCCGGGCGAGGCAGATGGAACTCGGGATCGAGGAAGCCGTGTGGATGCACAGCCATGCCGGCAAGACGCCGCGCCCCGATCATGTGGCGGCGAACGGGAAGCGGTACAAGATCGCTGACGGATGCTTGATTTCGGGGGAATACATACTCCCGGGAACCGAGATTAACTGCCGGTGCACGAGCCGGGCAGTATTGCCGATCTAATTAAGGGGCACCATGTCTCAAATACTAGGCCCAATCAATTCGCCGACCCGGCCGCCGATTGCAAGACCAATTTCAGCGGCGCCCATTAACCGCGCCTCGGCCGCGCCTGCGCGCACCTGGGCCGGCGTGAGCACCGCGGGGTGGACGTGGAACGGTCAGAGTACGGCTGGTTGGACTTGGAACGGAGTGTGATATGACTGATTTTCTGACGGCTGCGCAGAGGACTGCCGGGGCAGGGCACGATCTGGTTCCTTTAGTGCAAGACACTGTTACCGGGGTGATCTACGGTAAAGATGGATCCCCGGTGTCAGTAGATGTCGCGCGCGCAGCTCATCTACCCGCCATTTACCGCAGCAATGAGGGGGCGCCAATTTGGTTTGGATCTCTAATCAGAGGAGTAACTTTTAATCAGACTGCCAGCCTGTCAACCGTAGACGCCACATATGGGCTAAAAATCGAAGCGGAGTCCGATTTTGATGCCGTTGCAGTGTGCTGGCGCAATCGTGGTGCAAACCCAATGACAGCATGCAATGCAATAGTTGGGGTGACTGAAACAGCAGACACCACAACCAATGCCAGTATTTCTCAGGTGGTCATCGGCGGGATAGCGTATGGACAGCTTGCGCCCGCCGGCTCGGTGCTCGGCTGGCGGCCTGTCACATGGGGGGGTAATGCAACTGTAACAATCGGGTCTGGCGCATCTGCGGTGCAATGGGCAGTATCTGATTTTATACCGCTATCTAGTATTCCAAGAGCGGATGGCGGGACAAGGCCATTAGTCATGATCCGAGCGCATCATAATGGTGTGGCGGAGCCGCACGTTTTTATCGATTCCACCACCGGGCAGGCCGCACGTACTGCAACATACGCAAATCGTGGCCGGATTGCTCAGATAAGTGATGTGACAAACGGCGTTACAAATCCAGCAGCAACAGGCGGGTTAACTGTTGCTGGGTTTGAAGTATTCCCGATTTTCCGTTATCGGAAGCCCTGCATTAATGTCATGTGCTGCGGCGACTCTATCCAACAAAACAATGCACTTGTGGCGGATTCGGTTTCATCAGCCGGCTGGCGAGCCAGCGCGGACGCATCTACCCCAAGCCGACCTGTGCACTATCAAAATCTAAGCGCGAGCGGAAAATCGTTTGATGAGTATTGGGCGCGCGGTAAAGAGCTGATAAATGCAGGCGTGGTGCCTCAAGTGCTAATCATAACACCGTGGTCAATTAACGATGGGTTTACGACGCCGGACCGGCAAATTGAAACGGGTCGCAGCCGTTGCACTGACATTTTAAAATACGCGTATCAAAAGGGGATTGAGTACGTGGTGTGGTTTCCGATCCTGCCATTTAACACGATGACATCTGCGCAGGACGGATTTCGCAAATCTTACAACGCATTTTTGCAGGCAATGGCAGCCGACAACTTTGGCACAAAAGCGCTCTCATTCGCCGTAGGTAATGGCGCAACGCCGGAACAGTGGATTGCGGGTCTTAATTTTGGTGATGGGACACACCCAAATGAGGTATGTATTGACACGGTAATGGCTCCAGCAATGACGCAAATCATCAGAGCGCTTCCCTAAGCCAACCCCCTGCCGGTGGGTATTGATCTGCTGCAAAACATATGGCCACTGTAGCCTGCGGGTGTCCCGCTCGCTAGAACGAGGTGGATGTACTACGCTGCGGGTGAGGTTCCTGTAGAGGCTGACGCTTCGGGGGCGATCCGGGTATTTCGTGGTAAGGATGAACCTCTCGATCCGAAAACAATTGCATCCATCGTCGGAAA